AACTTGCAATGCCAGCACCATCAAGATAATCATAGAAGTAGCAGTTAATGGTATTGTGCGCTAACCAATCAACAACTTCATCTGTTTCCATAAGTTCATGACTAAATTGCAACTCAATACCAGGTTTAGTAATGATACTCTTTACTTCCTGAACACGAGCATTGGCGTTGCTACCAGCATATCCGTGAATAAGGTCTTCATAATACCCAAATGGAATATGCAGACGCAAGATAGCCTCATCAAATTCTTCTTGAACCTTGTGAGCAAGACGAGCAATGCCTTTATGCGGCGGTCCAAAACCTTGAAAGCCAATGATAGGCTTATCACCATCCTCATAAACATGAGTTGTGGTAGGCGGTAACAAACGATTGGTAATGAATACATGGTCATTTCCTATTACACTTGGATCGTCTGCAAGAATATACTGCCAACCATAATGATTGTGTGGATTATAACTATCAGCAAGTGATTGATACATATCATGCATAATACGAACTTGCGGTACTGTAATTTCGCTGCGTGGATGTGGTTGGTTCATCCAAGGCGTAGTACCTGGTGCATAGTTATAAATGATTGCGCTTGGTTGCCACGAATTATAAGCAGCCATTACATCGCTCCAACCATCGGTATATAGTACCTGAAACTCATACTCTTGGTGAGTAATGAGCGTGTTTCCAATAAGGTTACCGATTAGTCCAATACCACACGCAGCCTTGTCGCCAAGGGTTTGTGTTACAAATAATACTCTAGGTTTCATTTTGATGCCTTTACTTGTTCTTCAATCCAACGGTATGTCTTGGTTAATCCAGCATATAAATCTTGAGTAGGCACCCAGTTTAGTTTTTCCCTAATAAGTTCATTATTGCTGTTGCGACCACGAACACCTTGCGGTCCATCTATATGCTTAATAGTAATTGTCTTGTCTGCAATTGCCGAAACCGTAAGCACAAGGTCGTTGATTGAAATAAGATAATCGCTGCCGATATTAACTGGACCACTAAAATCACTATCCATAAGACGCATTACGCCTTCTACGCAATCATCAATATGAAGGAATGAACGAGTCTGCAATCCATCACCCCATACTTCAATCTCACCGCCTTCGCTAGATTCTGCGATTTTGCGGCAAATTGCTGCTGGCGCTTTTTCTTTACCGCCACTCCATGTACCATGTTCGCCAAAGATGTTGTGGAAACGTGCAATACGATTACGCATACCATGTTGGCGATTATAGGCTAGATATAATCGTTCAGAAAATAATTTTTCCCAACCATATTCACTATCTGGAAAAGCTGGATAAACAGTCTCTTCACGACAATCAGGATTTTGTGTATCCATTTGATTATGTTCATTATAAACACAAGCACTACTACTAAAAAATACTTGATCAATGCCTTGGCGATATGCTGTGTCTAATACATTAAGATTAATCTTGGCACTGTTGTTCATAACATCAGCATCGTGTACGCCAGTATTAATATAACCAGCACCGCCCATGTCTGCAGCAAGTTGAAATACACGATCAACTTTTTGATTTATAATAAAGTCAACTACTTGTGGATTGCGGCAATCACCAATGAAGAACTCATCACACGCACTAGATTCAAATTCAGGTTGTTTTAAATCAACACCACGAACCCAATAACCATCTGTTTTTAATCTTTTAGCAATATGACTGCCAATAAATCCACCAGCACCAATAACGATTGCAGTTTTACTCATAATATCTATCCAATACTGTTTCAAAATCTCGTATATAATTTTCGTTGCTATATAATTCACGAAACTCGTTCGTAGGTTCTAGTCCACGAGCAATTGTTTCACGAATACTATTGTTTTCTGCTAACAATTCTTGCTTCCAATTCATATGACGATACATGTTACTATCACTTAGTAACATAGGTTTCATGGCAGTTAGTCCACTGTCTACACAACTGCTGATACCACGACCAGGTTGAGTAGCATATAAGAACATATTAAGATCGTTATTATTCAAAAACTTTGCCAAACTATAACGGTCTGGTATAAAATCATGAGTAATATTAACCTTTACATTAGGCTTAGCAATAGCACGGCAATGATCGGCAATGCTGTGAGCAAGACCACCTGTCATATCAACATAAGCGCCATATGAGATGTTAATGTTTACTTCAACAGGTTCATCTAACTGCGCATTGACTAGTTCAACAATGCGTGGAAAATTTTTAGTTTGCTGACCAAATCCAAACGAACCAATCTTGAGAACTTCGCTAGGTGGCGAGTACTTAATATCATCATAGAATATAAGTGGACGACCTACTGGACTATGCGTCTCGGTTGGTGAAAATGTAGGATCACACACAAAATGATGATCAACATGCGGAAAAAAATTATAATTATCGTGTCCAGTAATAACAAACTGCGGAATACCAGTTCTGTTCAGAACATATTCGCTTAACCATGGCATAGTAGATGGATGATGATTCCATATAATACCATCAACAATAGCATCATCAAAATAATTAAAAAATCCATTCTGATGATCTACTTCAACAAGTTCAAATTTATACTTCTTACTTTGTTGCAGAATCTTAAAAGAAAACAAACCATAGGTATGAATCCCACAGTTTGTTTCACTATTCATTACAATTGCGATTTTACGCATTTTTATAGCCGCTGCTCTGCTTGTTATTATAGATATCGTTGATAGCAGTTTCAATAATTTTTACTGCTGGACTTGCGTAAGTTGTTGTGCTGCTACGAAAATCAGCTTTAATATCTAATCCATATGGCAGCGTATCTTCTGGCTTATGACTAAAGTTTACAAATACTTTATTCATATCTAAAAGATTTTGCTTAGTATTAGCATAAGTGAATGGACCACTATTCTTGCCAACAATCAAGTTAACTTTAGTTGACAAATAAGATATATCACATAAATCACATTCATTATTGAAAATGTCGTTAGTGAATACTATATTGTCAAGTTTAGTTTCGAACTTTTCAGTTGCAACAAAAGTATCACTACTGTGATTTGCAGCAACATGTTCAATAATCTTTTGCATGTTGTCCATGCTGCTTTGTTTGCTGGCAACCGCACTGTTGCAGAAAAGATATACATTGCCGTTAAACCCTGCGTAGTTGTCTACTGCAGCAGTATTGTAAACACTATAATCGATCTGCGGAACATAATCCCACACATCTTCGCTTAGTTTAAGGTCAATGCCAAATTGCCGACGAATGTTATTGTAGCACTCACCAATAATACGGTGATGGCTAACATAGGAAGGATGAGTGTTAGCCCATAGTCCCATATAACTTCCTACCCAAGTATTGATAAGAATAGTATCGTCATCTTGGCCAAACCGTTGCCATTGATCAATTCCATCAAGAACCATGCGGTTGTTTTCTTCATCAAGTGTCTCTACAAGGTCAATAATTGAACGTGGATTTTTCTTATGTGCATAATAAAAGTTCATATCAGGCAATTGTCGCTTGATATCGGCAACCCATCCTCTTGTGGAGAATAGGTCGCCATAATGCCAATGGTTAAAGAATACTATGTTTTCCATAGATTATCCAATAACTTGGAAAGTTGGGCAAGGAACTACTAACTTACCGCCCTTTGCGATAAAGTCACCTTCACGCTTGACGAATTCATCCAAAAAATGCCAAGGAAGAACAAGTAGATAATCAGGGTTTGCTGCTCGCATCTCTGCCTCACTTACGATTGGAATGTTAGTTCCAACAGTCTGCAAACCAAACTTATAAGGTGAACGTTCAGCAATAGCAGTCATAAGGTCTGGCGTGATGCCAAACAACTGTAGTAGAGTATTGCCCTTAGTTGATGCACCATAGCCATATACCTTCTTACCTTCTGCTTTTGCTTGTGTAAGGAATTGAATAACTTGGTCACGCAATGACCAGATATTGTCGCCAAATGCCTTCCAAAGAGTTTCATCAGTAATATCCCAATTCTGTTCTTCATAAGCAAGAGTAGAATTGATACGAAACTCACAAACATCTCGAATTTGCTGAGTTGCAAAAGTCTTGATATCGCTGCTAGCCTTCTGGAAAGTAACACGGAATGAACCGCCATTAGTGTCATTCAGTGAGCAATCACGTAGTACAAAACCTTCATCTTCAAACAACTTCTTAATACTACGAAGATCATAGTAATAAACGTGTTCGTGACAGATATTATCAAATGCCAACTGCTTTAACATAAGTGGAGTATAACTCATTTGAAGAACGAATACACCATCATCAGCAAGGATAGAATGAGCATCACGAATGAATGGACGAGGATCATTCAAGTCATAGAACATGGCAATGCAAGTAATAACTTTTACTTTTTCATTGCCATAGCCAAGGCTATCATATGCTTCACGACTAAAAAAGTCTTGCTTAACTTCTGCAACCTTGCTACTTTCTTCCAAATATGAGTCGTCAGCAGGATCAATACCCAACTTAATCATATTATCAGGAACTTGACGAAGCAGTGTGCCGTCATTGCAAGCGATATCTAACCAGATATCCCCATTGTTGATTTTCACACGGCTTGTAATTTCGCTTACTATTTCACCTAATTGCTTTGTCATGCTTGTGTTGATACCACTACGATACCAATACTGACCATACATTTTATCCAACGGTGCTACACCGTCAAGACGGACTGCGCCCATGGTCTCGTCAAGATAAAGATCAAGACTCCATGGTTTTGTTTCACGCATTTCTGCGCCTGGTTTCATAAAATCACTTACGTAGTGATCGCCTAATTCTAATATCTTTTTCATTGATTGTTCCTCATGTGTAACTTTTTGCTTCTACGATAGTGCTGTTGCACTTTTTATTGATAATTTGTTTAATTTGAGCACGACGGGTATTTGCAGCATAGGTTGAACTTGCAATATGAACAAAGTCGGTATCATATGGTTTTTTATCTTCGGTAGGACCATATGTTCTTGCAAGGTCTTCGTTACGCCAAATAATTTTATTGACTTCTAGCAATTCTGCAATCTCTTGCTCCAAATTGATATCCTCAAATTTTCCAGTAAGTGCGGTGAGTTCGTTTAACTCACGCCTGATATGATTTAGTTTATCAAAATCTGCAATCTCTTGCAATTTAATTTGAAGAATTGTAATCTTGTCATACAATTCTCCAACACCAATTGGAGCAAGTATCATACTCATCGTTTTGCCAACTCGTAATCAGTTGCGCACATATCATTAACAAGGTCTTGAAGTGTATAATCTGGTTTCCAACCAAGAACTTCACGAACCTTGGTAGCATCACCCTGAATGTTAACAACATCAACTGGACGATAAAACTCTGGATTAACCTGAATCATAATTTCGCCAGTTGCACTATTGCGAGCAACCTCATTAACACCCGTGCCTTCCCAAAGTAACTTAATACCAAAATATTCAGCAGTTAAGTTACAGAAATCACGAATGCTACTCTGAATACCAGTTGCAACAACATAATCATCTGGCTTATCATGCTGCAACATCATCCACATTGCGCGAACATAATCCTTGGCATGACCCCAATCACGAAGCGAGTCCATGTTACCAAGTTCCAACACCTTTTGCTTACCTAATACCATATTTGCAAATGCCTTAGTAATCTTACGAGTAACAAAAAGTTCGCCACGACGAGGACTTTCATGGTTGAATAATAGTCCATTGCAACCGAAAATCTTATAACTTTCACGATAGTTTACCGTAATCCAGTAAGCATAAAGTTTAGCAGCACTATAAGGTGAACCAGGATAAAATGGTGTATCTTCCTTTTGTGGATTAAACTTTTGGATACCAAACATTTCACTTGTTGATGCCTGATAAAATTTAGTCTTGTTTGTTAGCTTAAGACTGCGGATACTATCAAGAATACGTAGTGGTCCTAGCGCATTTGTGTCACCAGTTAATTCTGGCATATCAAATGATACCTTGACATGGCTTTGTGCAGCAAGATTATAAATCTCATCTGGCTCTACCTTGTCAATAAGATTACGAATGCTATTAGAATCACTCAAATCACCATTGTGAAATGTTACATGATCTTTAACATCTTGAATGTTTGGATGGTCAAAGTTTGCACTGCGACGGATAAGACCGTGAACTTCGTAACCTTTATCCAATAGTAGTTCTGCTAGATAACTGCCGTCTTGACCAGCAATGCCTGTAATAAGTGCTTTCTTCATATTGTCCTCGTTGATATCTTGTATATATTACTGATTATACACTTAATTAAATAATTAAGATATATTAAAATCTTCCATGCCAGCAGTTTTTAATTTGACCAGATGACCAAGCATAAAGTTCTTGCTTTCCATTGCTTTCATGATTCCTAACCATCGATTGCGCAGTAAGGCAACCTCGTTGATGATGGTTTCAAAGTCAATGACTTCCTCTTCACCATCAACATACTTTTCTGCATCACGTGCAGTCAACGCACGGGCATAGTGTTCTAGATATTTTTGAAAATGTTTGCGGCGAATCTTACGCAACTGAATGTTCAGATGATTAAGAATGGCCTCAATTTCTTGTAATTGATTAAAACGATGTTCTGTTATACCAGGCAAACCACTAAGATTTTTCTCTACATTACCGTAAATACCGATATCACGTTTTGCCGCTTCCAATTCTACCTCATAGTGTTCTATGAAGTTTGGGATATTAGATAAATCTTGGCTAACCTTGGTATACCAACCACTCATTCGTCGTCACTATCTTCGTCGGATTCTTCTACATCAAGATGCTCAGCAATTGCTGCTCGCATGGCACTATCAACGACTAGTTCTTGTAAATCGTTGTCAGTAATGCCCAAATCAACCAACTCGTTGACAACATGGTCTGCTGCAATTTGTCGGTCTTTTGCTGAAATGTATTCTTTCACTGTTTGCCAGAATACTACAAGTAATTCGCTTGTATCACTCATCTTCTATTTCTTCCTTCTTAGTAATAGGAGTATGTTTTCCGTACTCACTCATAATTATATCTAAATGTGCATCGCTAAAGTTTTTACGAAATTCCTTAATAATTTCTCCAGTAACTGGACTCGTATATGATAAACGATTGCCTTCTTTTACAAGAATACCTTCATCTTCAAACATATCAATAAGACCACTATATGGACTCATGCCAGTTTCATATGGAATTTTAACCTGAACACTTTCAAATGGCTTGGCATAACGTGTTTTCATAATCTTACATGCAGCACGGATACCGTTTACTTCACTTGTTTTATTGCCATCTTCATCTTCTTTTAACTTTAACTTACGCATTGCTACTACGATAGAACTTGCATAGATAAAACCTTGTCCACCCGAAATCTTATCATCTGGATCAAACATATCTTGCGATGCATAAGTGTGGTTAGTTGCAACCATACCGATATTATAAGAGCCAAACATATTGACGCAGTTACGAACAAGTGCGGTTAGCGCCTTTGGTTTACGTCCCATGTCGCCTTTTAAATCACCTGCTTCAAACTGGTTAATATCAGTTGGAGTAAGCAACATACCAAGTGAGTCCAATACAAATAGAACTTTTGGGCGTGATTCTTCTGGCATTGCCTTATAATGGTCCATGAAATTTGTAATAGTTTTAGCAACATCATCAATCATTGCCATGTTGAGTTTAAGAAGATGTTCTTCATCGGTTCTAACACCAAGTGCTTTTAACCAATCCTCATCAAGAGCATTTTCAGTATCAATAAGAATTACATAAATTCCCTGATCCTGTGCATTTTTAACAATATTTCCGCTGCAAATATAACTTTTGCCTGCGCCACTTTCGCCTGCAAATACAGTTACTTTGCCAAGTGGAATACCTTTATTAAAATCACCACTAATACGATAGTTAAGCGTATAATTTCCTGTTGAAACCCAATCAGTTGGATCATTATACCCAACACTCATGCCTGGTATTGCTTTTGTTAAATCTTTTCTAAAACGTGAAATGTCAAATGGTTTAGCCATGATTATGCCTTTATTGAAATATAATACAAAATGCGGGCAGACTTGTCAATAAATCTGCCCACATTTATTGTTATTATTCTGCTGTTTTGCGATTGCGAATCATGCTGAGAATTTCTGCAGCACGTTGGTTGCTATCACCGCCACTCTTTGGAGCAGTGCTTACTGGCGCACTTGCAACTGGCGTATCATCCATATCAAAAGGAACATCCTCTTGAACTGGTGCTGGACGGCTATATGCTACAGTAGGTTTTGCAGCAGGAACATCATCAGCATCGCTGTTGTTGTTTCCCATACCACTTGGCTTGTAATACTGACCCCAACGATTTTCATCGTATGTGGCACCATCAACAGATGCTTCAAACATCTCCTTGATGATCTTCATTTCAGTATCGCCTGGCTTCTTTGGAAGGAAACTCTTCAAGTCAAACAAACCATAGGCATCAATTGCCGCACGTTCTGTCTGGGTGAGTGCTGATTCTTTACGTGCCCACTTACTGGTAGCATAATCTGCATACTGACCCTTGCTCGTTTTAGTGACACTAAAGTCCAGACCACGATCATAGTCTGTCGGTAGTTCTTCAATATCAGGGTCTTTCAATGCAGCAATGATCAAAGGATAAATGCTTGGGCTAATTACAAACCTACGAATTGGATTCTCAGGAGTGCTGTCTTCGGTAAGTGGATTATCACGAACAAAGCCTTGGAAAAGATACGAACGCTTCTTCCAATACTTGCGACCCATTTCTTCAAGGCTCTTGTCCTTGAACCATGTGCGAACCTCAGTTAGAATTGGACATGTTTCATTCCACATTTCTATGCAAGGAACTTGAACAGTAACAGGCTTGCTATTCATCTGACCCTTAACACCTGCAAAAGGCAAGCGGATCATTGCACGTTCAACCCAGAAAAAGTCATTCTTCGCATCACCATCAGGCAAGAACCTGATACGTGCTGTTGAACTTTCTGGAATATCCCAATGTGGGTAAATTGCGTTATCACGACCGCCGCCGTTAGAACCGCTAGAACGGGATTCTTGTTGTGCGAGTTTCGCACGGATTTCTGCCAATGAAGCCATAATGTTTTCCTTTTCTGTTGCCTTATGTGCCTTATACAATAGAACTCTCTCTACTGCATATATCTATTTATACACCAACGATAAGATAGATGCAATATATTTCTTCAATTATTAGAAATTATTTTATCACGCAGTGCTAATCCCGCTGCTAAATCTTCACAGAGTATTAGGTGACTACGTTTAATTTCCAATGATTGATTCGTAATATCGCCGCACACATCCTTAACATAACAGGTGTTTTCGGGAATGTCAATAGTTTTTGGTAAATTTTTCCACCATATAGGTACACTAAAAAAAAGTGGTTTATAATACCAATCATACCATTCGGCACTCCATCGTAAGTGAACTTCAAATATATTACCGCCCATTGTTTCAAAATTTACATAACCTGTAAACTCTGGCAGCAAGTTTTTCCATATATTTTGGGCTTCGTCTAAATCACCGTTTTCAATAGTCCAGTAATCAATGACTTTATGATCTGCGGTTTGGTAAGCAGTTGCTTTCTTGCAATGTATTACTTCACCGCCTAATAATTGAATATCGTAAGAACAGTGTGTACCCGTGAATAGTGGCATCCAAAAGTGACCAGCAATATACTCAACGTCATCAGCACTATTCCAAACACGGCTACCAAGTGCCATGCCTTCAAGATTCATTATTGGCTTTGAAAATACAGGATATGATTTTGGGGTGATTCCGTGTGGAGCACACTCATAGCCAAGTGTTTGTGATAGCAATAACTTATTATAAACCCAACGTGCCCACGGATATAGAGGATATGCTTCTATATCCGTAAGTAATGGTGTTTTCATTAGCCCAACGGATTAATATAAACTGGTGTTCCATCTACTTGATCACCAGTAAGAATAATCTGATAACGACCATCATCTGTTGCGCCAAGCGAAACACTATGGTTTGGAAAATTAGGGATAACTTGTGAAATTACTGCCCAACTTGCTGAACCACTGTCAGTATAAGTCTGTGTTGATGCCCAGTTTTGAAGCCAAGCTAAATCAAAAGTTGTGTCAATCATTTTCTAACAATTCCCGCTACTGCTTGTAACCAAGTTAGATCAGCACTTTCTTTCATCTTCTTCTTATCGCTAAGTGCCTTCTTCATTGTTTCTTTCTTGTCGCCATCTTTGTCAAAGTCAAGATAATCTGGCTTGCCTTTCTTCTTGGCTTCTTCAATGCTTTCGTCAGTATATTCTACATCGTTGTCTTTCATATAGTCACGAGCAGTGTCTAGATAATCAACAGCCTTTGTAATCTTGGCCTGTACCCATTCTGGTAAGTTTTCTTCATCATCTAAGATTGAACGTAGTTCGTCTGCTGCATCTTTTGCAGTTTTCAAATCGCTCTTAGCCATACGACCTTCTTGATCATATTCTGCCTTGTCGTCAGCACTTGGCTCATCAGCACTGTGCGGAACAGTATCAGGAGCATTTTCTTCATCTTCGCTTTCTTCTTGTGCGTAGATATAGTTTTCCATCAAAGGCAGACCTGCCAATTTACGCATTTCTTCAATATTTTTGTTTTTCATTGGGGTTCCCTTTGGTTTATTTTCTTTTACGTCTTCTTGATCATCCCAACGCTTGTCATCAGCATCAGCATCTGGATGTTCTGGTTCGTCTGCTGGTCCACCTTCTTTAACTGGATAGGTTTTGCCATCTACTTCAAATTCTTTCTTGCCAGCAGCCTTTGCCTTTGCAAGATTGCCACTGAACTCATTGCCTTCATTTGGCTCTTCGTTTACAGCATCTTCTTTTTTCATATACTTGTCTTTAACACGACCAAGTTCTTCTTGACTTGCGCCTTCACGACCTGCTTTTGCAAGTGCAGCCATGCCATCTTTGCCATACTTCTTTTTGCCAGTATAATATTGAAGTCCACTTTCTTCTACTTCTTCTTCAATTACAGCACTTTCATTATAGTCCATGTTATTATATTGGTCATGCGCCGTCATATGTAGCAAATCACCATGTGTTCTTGCCAAATCATCAAGGTCTTGGTCATCAATAGGTGTGCCATCGGTATATTGACCAGCACTAAAATATGCATCGCTGAAATCTGGGTAATCTGATATATCAGGAATAACAACTTCCAATGAATCAACATCAACTTGCTTACCATTAATTTGCACTGGTTGACTCATTGGACTTTCACCAAGACCCATAATGCTTTCTTCAAACTCATCTCCAGCACTCTTGACCTTGCGAAGATCGCTTGGACGAGCATTAGGTTCTTTACGAACTTCACCAGCATACTCTGGATTCTTACGAATTTCGCCTAAGTCTTTCATATACTTTTGTGCAAGAACAATAGCAAGTTTTTTGTCACGATTATATTCTGGTTCACTGCGTTGACCAAATGCTTCGCCTTCGCTGCTTACAAGATCACCCATGAGTGCCGCAAAGTTGGCAACGTCATCACCATCTTTTGCAATCATGCGATTTGCAATATCACCTAAGACTGCACTTAGCAATGCAGTGGTATTAGTATACTGTCTTGTGACCATAAGTTTATCAAGACCTGTATCTTTTTTTAGCACCAATTTATAGTTTGGATCAAGAATTTTCTTTTCAACGCTACTAGCAGCTTCACTAATGCTTTTCATTGCATTTTCCTTTAATTTGCGATATGCACCAGCAGCACTGGCAAGGTAATTATCTAGATTTTCATTATATGTTTGTTGGGTAAACCAACCTTTAACTTCACTCAAATCGTCTGTTTGTTCACTGATTAAACCTGCTAGTTCTTCAAGACTTTCACTAAAATTACGACTGTTATTACTCAAACGATTTAAGTGACGTTTAATACTTTCTTTCATTTGTTGTGCAGCAGCAATAACATTGCCTGCCTCAGTTGCTTCAAATGTGCGTGTACGAGTAGCACTGGTAAAACGACTTAAATTTCGCATTTCGCCAATAGCACGAGAAATGATTTGACCTTGTGGGTCATAAGGATTACCACCACGAGACACGTGATTTGCCATTGCCTTAGCACCACCAACACTCTTAAATGGAAGCAGGAATTTCTCACCATTTTCATTTACCAAATAGATTCTATCTACTTTAAGCAAGCGATTGTTTGGGTTTTCAAGCATTTTTTCATTATGAACAACATTAATCCGAACATTGTTTAGTGTTCCTTCACTAAACTTGCCTCGACGTTGCCATAGAACACGGCTTTCTTCTAGGGATTCTTTCATTTTTTTCTTCTCAGGGTTAAGTTTAATCATGTATTCATAATCGCGACGACTAAGTGTATCTTTAGTAATATCTCGCACATCAAAATTTAACATGTGACTTTTTGCCATTCGGCGCAATTCACGTAAAAAACGATACCAATAATCTTTATCCTCTGGCAACATGCGTTCAGTAATTGCGGTATCAAAAAATACCTTAAGGCTACTGCCATCAATTAGCGAACAACTAATATCGCCATACTGACGCCCACTTTCTTTATCAGTATATGTAAAGTTAAAAAATCTACCATTTTGTGGATCAAGCGTTGATATGCCGTTTTCATCACCAAGTTTAATTTTGGGAAAACGATTACGTAATTTAAAAAATAAATCTTCTGCTGCTTGACTGATATCACTCATAGGATTATTTATGCCTTATAACATAACAAATGGCATTGGTGGAATAATGTCAGCAGCTTCCATTGCCAAACCATCACTAATTCTACTGTCATACATTCGCAAATGCAATATCATACGCACAGCAAGCAACGTTGCCATAACTAGGTCATCTGTCTCGCCAGTTTTACCTGCATAACTTACGCCGTGCGCCACGAATGTTTTAAGTTCGCTGATTAAACTCTTGCTGCATAATTTAATCTTACCTGTTTCCATCCATAATTTAAATTTGGAACATGCTGCAATCTTACTCTTTGGTGTTGTATTAAATCCTTTACGGAATCTACGTCCACCACCAGGTTCACTTAAGAAACTGCCTGGTATATTTTCCTCACCAATATCAGCAACAGCATTAAGTGCGGCTTCACCAATACTATTGTTTTCTATACTATAATAGATATCGCCAGCATTACCAGTTGTTTCTTTTATATACTTACAAATTTCTGCCATGATTAGCACTTGCTTTTGTATGATAGTAAGATTATGCTGCCATTCTGCTACTTGCTGCATAGTAGTAGCATCAAATACTTCAATAGCGGCAGGATCACCACCTGTTCCAAGACTTGGGTCAAGTGCAACAATATAAACATGGTTACGCTGTGGCTTTTCATACCAACGAACTTGACCTTGTTTTTCAATTGGGTCAATGCCACTTAAGTCAACAAGTATACCTGGTGCAATAAGTGTTTCGTCATAGATAACGAACTCACAGTTATGTTCACGACGAAAACGGTCAATACCTACACTACTCATCTCACGGTCTGCCCAATCACGATTACGCTCTGGGTGACGATCCCATGTAGCAAGGAATGGACTAAATCCATTGCGTCCAAGTTTGGTTTCATTGCCATGTGAGTCAAATTTCTTATTGGCTTCTTTCCAGATATCAGCAAATTGGTCTTCATCGCTGTTAGGAGTAGAAGTAATAATTGCCTTACCACCTGTTGATAGTGTAGGACTAATAGATGTCCAGAACTCTTTTGCAATAGAAGGTCTAACAAATGCTAACTCGTCACAATATAGCAGTGAAATACTCATACCACGACCTGTCGTTTCAGTAGTAGTTGAACTTACGATACGGCTGCCATTGTCAAATCCGAGCGAACCTTTATTATAATCAACCACGCCAGCACGAATATGATCTGGACAATTTTCATAACCAAATCTAATACGCTGCATGATATCTTGTGCGCCAGTATATTTGTTGCTTGCTACAAGAATAGTGCTATCTGGAACAAACATAGCATACCATAACAAGTAGCCCGCCGCTAGTGTGGATTTACCCATTTGGCGACCTAGCATGTTAATACTAAAACGATTATTATGATAGTTGTGTAGCAGTTCTTCTTGGTAATCAAACGGACTAAGTTGTAGTCTACCCTTGGTAGGATGCTGAATATAAAAGAAATTTCTGATAAAATATTCTGGTCCAGTGATAGGATCAGCACACAAACTAAATTCTATTAGTTGTTGTTCAGTAATTTGCATACGAACGTGTGGTTTACGTATAAGTTTATTTTCTACAGGTTTTGCCATGACATTATTTAATTGAATTATTTCTTTGTTTTAATGTTTTGGATATTTTTCGTCTTGTTTCTTCTGATAACTTTTTACCAGTATTTGAAATTGCAATTTTTTTCTTGTGTTCTTCGTTAAATTTTTTACCTTTTTTTGTTTCGCTCATTTTTTTACGAGTTTCTTCAGAAAATATTTGGGTTGCTCTTGCTTCTTTTAATTTTATTACAGTTTCTTCTGAATGTGGACCAAATCTCCTGCCATCTTTTCCTCTTGATAGTGATATTTTTTTCTTTGTTTCTTCGGTTCTTTTTTTTCGTAATTTTTGTTTATGTTCTTCTGATAATGGCCCTCTGTTTTTACATTCTTTTATCCATTCTTCTTTTAATTTACAATAAATTCTTGAAGAAACTTTAATTCGCAATTGGTTTTTATTTCCCATAGTAGCAATCATCCAAGCAGCTTTTATCATTTTTGATTTATTTTTGCCTTCTGTCATCTTTGGTAAAAGCATATGACATATATAATGTTCTTTTGCTGTAAGAGAAACGAGATTGTCTTTGCTGTTATCGCCACCTAAACTTTTAGGTATAATATGATGTTTTTCGGTATAAACATCGGGTGATAAAATTCTTGACTTTGCCCTATTGACAATGTTATAGTATATGGTAGTATATTTGTTATGTAAATACATGTGCTGTTACACCTTCTAGTAATAGAGTAGGTAGGATGGCAGTCCGTGACCTACATTATTATTTATCAACGAGGTTAAATTTTGTCTGATTGTTTAATTCTAAACGCTAATTATCAGCCGCTTAGTTGGTTACCGCTTAGCGTCATACCATGGCAGCAAAGCGTTAAACTACATTTTATGGATCGTATTAAGATTCTTGAATACTACGATGATTGGGAAATTCATAGTCCCTCAACGACTATGTTTGTGCCTGCGCTTGCTATAACTAAAGATTATCATAGCTTTAGCAAGGGTATTCGTTTCAGCCGTCAAAATCTGTATATTCGTGACTTATTTCAGTGTCAGTATTGTGCTGAGACTTTTGAACCTCATGACCTTAACATTGATCATGTTATTCCTATTAGTAAAGGTGGCAAAACAAATTGGGAAAACTGCGCAACATCTTGTAAGAAGTGTAATCACAACAAAGGCAATAAGTTAATCAAACCAATTCGTGAGCCATTTAGACCAGATTACTGGACACTAACTGCTCGTCGCAAACAGTTTAATTATAATATTAAGCATAAGAGTTGGTTAGATTACGTTGGTTAATGTGATGGACGTTTTGTTGGCTTAAATTTAGCAACTGGACTTACACGATTTACTGCTTCATTTTCGTCTTTATTAGTATAAGGACTAATGCTCTTTGGTGGCATACCAGTTGATTTACTTGCGGCAAGCATTGTTTCTAAACTTCCTGCATCATAAGGCATAACAATCATTTTATCGCCTAAGTTAGTTTGATCATCAAATGCATCTGGCTGTGGGTCAGGTGCACGAGCCATCATAATACCATAGCGATACATTTGATAGAAATTAGCACTAGCATCAGGGATAGTATAAGCACCAGCCATACCACGTGCTTCATATTCAGCGTGATCACCTGAACGACCTTGCTTGTGTTCTGCTTCTGTTTTTTCAGAAATAAATTCTTTGGCTCTCATACTATTATTTACCTTTTGGAGGTTTTTCGTGAGTTAAGAATGGACGAGCAAACCATAGTTTAAACCAATCGTTGGTACCAGGTTGTATATTCTTGCTGCGTTCTTTTTTATGAAGATGCGTTCCATGCTGACTCAACGCATAGCCTAAACTTTTATCTTCGCAGAACTCA